GTAGTGATTTAGCCGATTTATTAATTAATTCAATACAACAATAATTATGACATTTTTTTACAACAAAGGAGTATTTTTCTTTTCGGGATTATTGAGATTAAGTCACAGAAAACGTAGTACAATGCAAGTCGGTGTTATTTCTGATGCTATTAGAAATCTTAACAAGATTAACGAGGATATCGCTGTATCTGTTCAGAAAGATAAAGCTAGAATTAACCAATTAAGAAACGCTATCGACGCGAAAAACATTGTTAAGTATGATAACATAGATATGATTAAGAAATTCGACAACATCTTATTATAGAATTATGACTCATATTTTATTATCAAACTTATTAGATAAGGAGATAGATTCGGAAATTTCGGAATTGACAGAGTTGCTTGATATTTTAGGCGATGAAAATTCACTTCTATTAAGCACGGATACTGGTGGTGATTTAAGTTTAATTAAAAATAGAATCAGGATGTTTAAAGATTTTAAAATGATGGTAGCAAAGGCGTCTCTTCAAATTGAGGGAGTTGATAATCTTGCTATGATGACTGGAGCTGAGAAAAAGCATTTTCACAGACTGGTAAGGTTAATGTCTAAGGTAAGAAAATTCTTTCAATTCTTTAGAATAATTAAAAAATAACAAATGATAGGATTAGAAGAAAGCAGACCGTCAAATGATTTCGTACATAGAATTTCTAGTTGCAAGTCAAACCTCGCAGATTTAAGAGAGAACGGATTAAAGCGTGGGGAACACACAGGCTTCGATAATTTGTATCAAAAGTATTCTGTAAAAGCTGGCAGTATGACGTTTATTATAGCGTCGCCAGCAGTCGGAAAGACGGCTATATTATACGAGATATTAATAAACCTAGCGCAATTTAGTGACTACAAAGTTGCTATATTTTCTCCAGAGGGTGGAAGCCCGACGGATTTATATGCTGAAATGCTTTGGGCATATTTAAGAAAACCATTTTTAAAGCACGATATACCAAATGTAGCTAACGCATCCGAACAAGAGGTCGCCCTAGCTATACAGTTCATTGAAAAACATTTTTATATCATAGACAGCGGACTTAAAGATTTAACCGCAGAGAGCTTCTTTAGAGCTGTTGAAGATATTGAAAAGGAAGACAATGTGAAGATTAATGCAGTTGTGATTGACCCGATTGTAGAGTTGAATATAAACCCAGAAAATAAAAGAGACGATATAGCTTTAGGCTCGTTCTTAACTAGGGTTCGTAAGTTCAGTTCCGACAAAGGTATTCACACATTCGTTGCAATTCATACAAAAGCAATGACAATGTTATCAAAGAAAATGGATGACGGAACAACAATGTTATATTATCCTCAGCCAACATTCTTTGATACAATGGGCGGTATGATGTGGAGTAGAAAGGGATATATGGTACTTAGTTTATGGAGACCACCACAAGAGTTAGTAAATCCAGATACTGGGCGACATTATGCTAGAAACGAGACTATTATAGAGATTTTAAAAGTTAAGCCTAAAATTATGGGCGCTACTGGTCGAGTCAGTCTATTTTATGACAATATGAGTTCTAGGTTTTATGAGCAAGACGAGCTCGGAAATAAATTATTTTCAAGAGATATCTTAGCTAAAGACAAGCCTAAGAAAGAGGTAAAGCAAGAGCAAATTAAATTTGATAAAAAATGAGTTGGATATACTTAAATAAAGAGTTTGATAAAGCTCCAGATAATTTCGTCGGCTTTATTTATAGAATAGAATTTGAGGACGGGAAAAAGTACATTGGGAAGAAAAATTTCTTTTCATTTAGAAAGCGAAACTTTGGTAAAAAAGAGCTAGCTTTAATGACCGATAAACGTCTAAAGAAGTACGAGATAGTAGAAAAAGAAAGTAATTGGAGAGATTATTGTTCTTCAAACAGCGAAGTAATACTAAAGATTAAAAACGGAGATAAATACAAGAAAGAAATATTATTCTTTGGAACTTGCAGTAAGCACTTGACATTTTTGGAAGAGTATTCATTATACTCAAACAGAGCGCTTTACGATAAAGACTACTTGAATGATAATATTTCTGGTAGATTTTTCACTAAAGACATTAGCGAATGGGCGTTCAGAAAAAGATAGGGATTGAGGTAGAGCATAGGCGCTTGGCTCAAAGATACGCTAGTAGATTTCATTTGGAAGACCACAAGGTTGTGATTGGAACTGCCGCTGGAAAACGTTTTATGTATTTTATAGGAACAGACCGTCACGGAATAACTTATAGGATAAGATTTGATAAGATACATAGGATGCGTAGCCCAAAAGGAATACAAGTAGTTAATAGATTAGATTATTTAATTTACCAAAGTGGCGTAGTTCACGGCGTAGATAAATATGATTTTAGCTTAGTTAAAGAAAGTGACATAACAACTAATGGTAAGCTACAAGTTATATGTAAAACGCACGGTGTATTTTTGAAAAGAAAAGCGAACCTAATAACAAATGGAGAGGGTTGTCCGCAATGCTCTTATAACAGAATTATAAACAATAGAAAATATCTTTAATATTATGATGTCAGAACAACAATTAATCAAAGACGCTGGATTTATGGCGGTTAATTATAGCAAAAATAAAGACGCGGTTGAATCAGTACCTAATTTAGATAGAGACGACAATAATGCGTTCGTTCAGAGAATTACGTCTAGCGTGATTTCATTAAACAGAAAAGGGATTAAGTTAACCCCGACAAACATTAGTAAAGAGTCTAAGTACAATATGAAAGAAATTGAGCTTAATCTTTACGAGATTGGAGTTATAATCGACAGTTTAGGTTTGTAATAATGGTTCTAAATAAATATGTTATTCAGAGAGAGGTCGATGCGACAATTCTGAGTGGAAAATATACAGAAGGTCTAGGGAAAGTTATGTTGCTTTTTGCCGATGTTTCTGTCTATAAGAAAGGATTAAATTATAGATTTAATGAATTTGAGGTTGATTTTATAATCAAACCAAAGATTGTAGATATGCTTTTATTAAAAGTATTTAGATATAATAAAAATTATTCGTCAGCCTACACGTTTTTCAGTCTAATAACCTCAACCGCAATAGCTGATGCTATCAGAGATATTAGAAAAGATAGACACGGCGAATCGGAAGGTGTTTTTTATATCGAAGATGTTAAGAGTCTGGTAGCCGAACTACTTAACGAGGAGTGTATGTATGATGCTAACAGCGTTTGGCTAGACGGTAATATAATAAGACTAAAGTAATTATGAGATTTAAAGATTTAAGTAAAGAAGATTTGCAAAGTATAGCTGATTCGTATAACGATAAGTCTATTTCGCAAAGAGATTCTCAGGAAGAATTGTCAGATACGTTTGATGTTTCTACAAGAACAATTAGGCGATGGGCAAAGATTCTTGGAGTCGGAACCGATATGCCGTTTCAAAATCAAAAAATATTAACCTATGATATAGAAACGAGTCGCTCTAAGGCTGATATTTGGTGGACTGGAAAACAGTATGTGGGTTATGGTCAGATATCTGAAAATCCTAGAATAATTTCAATAGCTTGGAAATGGATGGACGAAGATAAGGTTGAGTATGTCACTTGGGATGACAATAAAGACGACAAGGCATTGCTTACTGAGTTCTTGAAGCATTATAATAGAGCTGATATGGTTATTGGTCAGAATAATGACAGATTCGATAATAGATGGGTAAATGCACGAGCCGCTTTACATAACCTAGAAGTAAATACATTCGTCAAGTCGTTCGACATTATGAAACAGACTAAGCGATTATTTAGATTACCGTCTTACTCAATGGCGTATATTGCTAAGTTCTTTGGTTTAACTCTGAAACAATCACACGAAGGTATTCATATGTGGGATATGATTGAAAAAGGAACTGAACTAGAGCAACAAGAGTATCTTGCTAAAATGGTAGAATATAATATCGGTGATATTGTAACAACAGAAGAAATCTACTATAGATTAAGAAGATATATGGGGCATAAAGTTCACTTCGGAGTATTTAACGGTCAAGAAAAATATACTTGCCCAGACAGCGGTTCGACAGATGTTGAATTGTATAAAACTACTTATACTACGGCTGGAACGATTCAGCATATTATGAAGAGTAATGAGACAAACTCTCTATATAAAATCAGTAACAGAGATTATATGAGATATTTGGAAGATAAAATGAATGGTATAATCTAAAAATTAAAATATGTTAGAATTAAAACACGGAAAGAATTATTTTTCTCCATCACA